AATGTAAGGCGATACCATTTCCATTTTAAAGTCCTTTAAAGTATGCTGGTAATCCTATCATAGGTCTACCGTCAAATTTATTTTGTTTAGCATCTTTACCACTTGCATCGTTGTAATGTAAAAATACTTGTCCACAATCTTCACCTTCAAAAGGTTTTCTCCAATGTTCTAAATCACAACCACGATACATTAACATATCACCAGCTTCAAGTTTAACCTCTATACCGTCTTTACCTTTTTCACCTGATGGCTCTAAAAAGATTGACCAATCATCACCACCTAAATTTAAAGTAGTAGATATTTCACAAGAGTATCTATCTTTGTGTCTTTTTAACTCATCACCTTTTTTATAGATTCTAGCGTATGAGTATGTTTCAGTCAGTTTAACTCCCGATTCTTTTTCCATTACAGGTTTTACTTTTTGTAATAAAGTTTCCATAACTATATCACTATAATGTGAATACGTTTCAGGTATTTGTTGGTCGTTCCAAACTCCAAAGTATTCAGTAAACTGTGAGATATACTGTTCATCAAATAAATGTCTTGCTACTGCTCTTTTGTTTAAAAAGTATTGGTAACAAAAATCTGCTAGTTCTTTTGATATAGCACCTTTAATTACTTGGTATTTATCTTTTTTAAAACTCATCTAAATGGATATCCTATATTCCAACACACTAAAGAGTGTCGTATTCCTTTGGTTACTGGTTTGACTCTATGCCAAACAAAAGAAGGAAAAACTATAACACTACCTTTCTTTCTAATTTCTTCACATACTCTTGGTTGTGATGCTTCATCTTCGTTTCTAAAATCAAACTCTAAATCACCACCTTCGTATTCTTCAGGGTCAGTTAGTGATATAGTCATACTAAGTTTTCTTAACTTCCCATGTGTGTTTTGATTATCTGGTTGGTCATAAGGTTCAATATGTGAATCACAGTGCCAGTCATAAAACTGACCTTTTTTATATTCGGTAAATTGACAAGCTTCTGACCAATCCCATTCAAAGTTCCAACCAGCATTTGCATTTGCTTGATGTATGTAGGGTTGTATTTCTTTGTATATCCACTTATCAGACATCCATACCACATCAGACTTTCTTTTTTTTTGAATGTTTTTAAGTTCTAATTCAGTAAGATTATCTTTATTAGCTCTACCTGTTAAAGCCATTTGTTTATCTTGTTCTTTACCATAACGAACAATGTCGTCACATATTCTTTCAGGTATGGCTGACTGGAAATACCAGTAATAATATTTAAGGTTCATAAATTAAAAATATATTTTAATTACACCCAATCATCGGCTTTAAGTTGTCTATATACAGTTCTTAAATCCCAACAGCTTGATGCTGATGTAAAAGAAACTGCAACTTCTTTGGTTATAACAACACCTGAACCACCTGCTGCTCCTGCAGGATTACCATCATTAGCTCCACCGCCACCACCGCCACCTTTGTTGACTGTTCCTGCTACTGCTGCTGTTCCATATCCTGCTCCATTTCCACCGCCACCTGAACCTCCTGAAGCTACAGTAGGACTTGGAGATGAGCCACCTCCACCACCACCTGCGTAGGTAACTGCTGAACCTGTAATGCTTGATGCAACTCCATTCCCACCTGCACCACCATATCCTACATTAGAAGGTGAAGGTGTTGCTGTGCTTGAACCTGCAGCTCCTGCACCACCACCACCGGGTGCTGCATTAGTAGCAACAAGTTTTGCTCCACCACCATAACCTTGTCCTGATGTTCCACTTGTGCCTTCAGGTACAACAGGGTCATTGCTTCCATGTCCACCACCGCAACCACCGGGCTGACCAAGTGGGTCTCCACCAACAACATAAGAAAAACGATGTCCACCACCGCCACCTCCATTAGATGTAATAGGACTTGGTGTACCTAAAACTGAATTACTACCTGTTCCGTATGTTCCTCTGTTTACCTCTGCTGAACCTGCTCCTACTGTAACTGGATAAGGTGCACCACCTGAAACGGGTGTTGTTGATTCGGCTGAAGCTCCACCACCTGATGTAGCACCCGGAACTGAAGTTCTAAAACCTCCTGCTCCTCCACCACCACCAGTGTCTCCTCCTGCTCCACCACCAGCAACTACTAAATATTGAAGTGATGTTGTTCTTGGTTGGGTAGTAAGAGTTCCACTAGAAGTAAAAGTTGTAATTTGTTCTGCTTGAGTGTCAGTGGTTACTGCTTGTGCTGCTCCGATTAATCTTGGCATTAGCTACTCCATGTTCCTGCTTTAACAGCATCGTATACTGAATTCATATCCCATATTCCTGAACCTACATTATCACCTGCTGCTTCTTTTACGATAACAACACCAGAGCCACCTGCTCCGCTAGTTTGGTCATAGCCACCAGTTCCACCACCGCCACCACCTAAGTTGGCTGTTCCTGCGACTCCATTACCTGCAGGGTCATAATTTACACCATCACCACCAGCACCGCCACCGCCAGTACCACCAGCACCTCCACCACTCGTACTACTATTTTTAGACCCACCACCGCCACCACCTGCATAGGTAACTGATGAGCCTGTAATTGAACTTGCTGTACCTGCTCCACCTGCTGCACCTGCTGGTACTTCTGGTGCTGGTGTGCTTGGTGGACTTGCAGTAGCACTTCCACCTACTGCACCTGCTCCACCTCCACCTGCTCCAGCACATTGGGCATCATAACCCGGAAAAGGCACATTTGCTGTTCCACCTGCATTTCCTTGACCTGAAGCAGCACTTCCACCGGCTGCAGTACCATTAACAGGGTTATTACCGTGTCCGGGAGTAGAAACACCTGCTCCACCGCCTGAACCACCCGGTCCACCACTTTGTCCAAAACCTCCGGGAGAACCTGCTGAATTACCAAAACCACCACCTTCAGAGGTAATTGGAGATGGCGTACCTAAAACTGAGTCTGAGCCTTTACCACCAACACCGGGAGAAGTTGGACCATTAGGGGCATCAACACTTGCTCCACCACCGCCAACTGTTACAGGATATGGTGAGCCACCTGAAACTGGATTACCTGTAGCTGTACGATAGCCACCTGCTCCTCCACCGCCACCTATATACCAAGCACCACCACCTCCACCACCTGCAACAACTAAGTATTCAACAGCAGTTGTATAAGGAGCAGTTGTTAAAGTACCGCTAGAATTAAAAGTTGTTATAACTTCGGGTTGAACGACTGCTGGATTATCTATGCCTATTATTCCGCCATTAGCATTAGCCATAATTAGACCTCATTCCATTGAGTATTAGTAGCATCCCATTCGTAGTTGGTTATAGTTTCTCCACCATCACCTGTATAAGTTGTACCTAACCATTTTTGATTAGCTTCGTCCCAAGATATAAAAATCATAACAGAATCTATTTCTGTAACAGTAGGAAAAGTAACAGGTGATTGCCAATCATCATTAGAATTTAATGACCAAGATGCGTAAGGTTTTGGTAAAAGAAATTTGTTTTTACTAGCATCATAGGTCATACCTATACCTGCATATTGTTTTCTAAAATTACCATTATATGAAGTTTGTTTCCAAGCAGTTCCATTTTCTGAATGTGGAACAATTGTTTTTACAAATGTTTCTGCATCTGCGTGTAAATCTCCACCGTTAGAATCTACATCTTCATTAGATATTACGATTACTCGTAATACTTCATTACTTGAGTTAAGTTCTGCAAAATGAGCCATTGTTAAATACCTCCTTTAATTAAGCGTCATCTAGTTCTTCATAGCTAATAGTGTAAGTCAAGTCTGAGTTTGCACTTGCACCACCTTCTAAGATGTCTCCTTCTTCTAAATAAAAACTTGAATTTTTATCTATTAAAACAAGAGTCGCATCTGCCGGAACAGCAATAGTTGATGCAAACAAAACTACCGAGCCACCACTTTTTATGATGCCCATTGTTACAGTAGCAGAGTTTGTACCATCAATATTAGCTATAATAATGCTGTTTACTTTAATTAACTTATTACTTGCACAAGTTAATAAATCAGTTGTTGTAGTAGTAGTTAAAGCTCCGTTTATACTATTCCCGTATATGGAAGTTACTGCTACTAAGTTAGGGTTTGCCATTTTCTTCTCCTATATTATCCAAAGACTAAAGCCATAGCAATAGCTTTACCTGTTGTAGCTTTTGTATCAAGCTGGGTTTGTATGTTGGAAGTTACTCCATCAGTATAGTTGAGTTCTGCTGTAGTAGCTGTCACTCCATCTAAAATATTAAGTTCTGCTGCTGTAGCTGTTACGTCTGTTCCGTTTATGTCTAGAGTAGTCATTGAAACTTCTCCAGCTATAAGTGTTCCAGCAGCATAACCAGTAGCTCCTGTATTAACAGTTGTACTAGGTTCTGTTTGTGTATCTACAAATAATCTAAAAGTATTATCAGTAGAAGCATCAAAGAAAAGACCAGCATATTTAGTTGTACTTGACTCTACATATTTACCAAAGAAACCAAAGTCTGTAGCATTACCACTATTATTATTAGCTAGTGATTGAAAATTAGAGTTAGATACTATTGAACCTGTTTGTGTTGTACTACCTGTAACGACTAAGTTTCCTGCAACTGTTAAATCATTTGCAATGGTTACATCGTTAGATAATTTAGCACCTGTAACTTGGTCGTCTGCAATGTGTGCAGTATCAATACTACCGTCTGCTATTTGAGCTGAATCAATAGCATCGTCTGCTATCATAGAATTTACAATAGCATCAGCACCTATAACTAAGTCTATTGTACCATCACTGTCTTCATATGTTGCTGCAATACCTGTTTCAGTATTACTTGAGAACATAGCACCGACTGTATCTTGTACAACTTCAGTTAAATCAATGTTAGCTGAACCATCAAAAGAAACGCCATGTATAGTTCTAGCAGTTGTTAAAGTGGCTGCCGAACCTGTAGTGTTTTGGTTTAGTGTACCAACTGTTAAATCAATTGTACCATCTGCATCTTGATAAGTAACTGTAATACCAGACTCAGTATTAGAACTAAACATAGCTCCAATAATATCTTGTAGTTCTTCAGTTGTATGTATATCAGATGTTAAAGCTACAGTACCTGTTGTAGCTGGTAAAGTTAAAGTTGTATTACCACTAAAGCTACCGTGTGCAGGTGCTTGTAATCTAGCATAATGAGCATTAGATGATTCACAATAAAAATCTATGTATGATTGTGCACCACCATTTTTAATTGCTATAGCACCTTGAGATATTGCTACTCCATTTGTAGAGCCACCAGCAACACCTAATGTTCCGGCAATAGTAGCATTAGTGTCTGCTGTTAAAACACCAGTAACATCTAACGTACCTGCAATATCTATGTTAGTATCAAGCATTGAACTAACAATAGAGTCAGCACCGATTACAAAGTCTAATGTATTATCTGAATCATCGTAAGTTACAGATATACCTGTTTCAGTGTTAGAGCCAACCATAGCTCCTACAGTATCACTAATTGTTTCTGCTAGTGTTACTCCATTTATTGTAATTGCATCAGCTTCTAAAGTTCCGTCAATGTCTGCATCACCTGAAATGTCAAGTGTAGCTGCATCTAACTCACCACTGATAGTTATGTTTCTACCACCAGTAATATCTTTGTTAGCATCTGTAATAATAGCTTTACTTGCTATCACAGTTCCGTTAGTTATGCCATCTATAAGGTTTATATCGGCTGCACTAGCTGTAACACCATCTAAAATGTTTAACTCTGCAGCAGTACTTGTAACACCATCAAGAATGTTTAACTCAGCAGTAGTACTTGTAACACCATCAAGGATATTAAGTTCGGCTGCAGTTGAAGTTACTCCATCTAATATATTTAATTCAGCAGCAGTAGATGTTACA